CCCCAGTGGAGAGGTTTTCAGGAAGCACCTCGGAAATCCTTCCGGGTGTTCCAATACGATAGTTGACAATACTTTAGTGTTGTGGATTGTCGTTTATTGGTCTCTTTTCCATTTTGGGGATTACAGTCTGGAGTTTATTGAAGACAATTTTAGATTCTTGTTTGGTGGTGACGATAATACTTTCACGTTTTCAGATATAGTCGATGAAGAGAAAGTCAAATTGTCCATGACGCAAGGCTTCAGTTACTTTGGGTGGGAACTCAAAGGACTCGAAGCTAAGCCGCTTGAGCAGTTAGATTTCTTTTCAAACAGTTTCGTGGATTATGGCGGTTTCAAGGTGCCCAAGTCTGTGCGGCCAGTTAAGCTTATTGCTTCATTGGCCTATAAGTACAGAGGCGGGGGTCCTGTTGAGACTTTGTCCCGCGCGGCTGCGATTAGAGTTCTGCTTCGGTTTGATGCTTATTGGTTTACCGTGCTTTCCGATTTTATTTCGTATTTGGTCGATGTTCATAACCCATTCTTGCATGAGTGTAAAGAATGGCGCGATGCCAAAAGGTTGATTCTAACTGTTGATCAGTTAGACGATCTTTATTTGGGATCGGAGGTTTGAAACTGGGGACGCTCAGTTTAAAATTTCTCTTTTTGTATAATGCCAACAACGAAGGAAAGTGCTAAAGGTAGCCTTTTGAAGCTACCCGGTCGAAAGACCAAACCTTCTCGCCAAGTCATTAGCACTGACGAAGTTGCGAGGAGGAAAGCTCAATCAAAACGTGATAAAGCTAAATTTAGGCAAGGCGGAAATGTATTTAACTCTGAAACTATACTGATGGTATCGAATCATGAGGAGGGGTCAAAAGCCAACTCCCTGGTCAACATTCCTATCAAAGATCTGACTAACGTTTTCAGTTTTATTGAAGGGATGCGTGAGTCTCTGGACGATGGAGCTAAACGCTCCGTGGTCGATGTCAAGAAGCTCTCAATTGAGGCCGTCAACACCTCTGGAGAGCGTCCTGTCATTGGAGTTGTCAAGGTTGGCTCTGACGAACGAAGGTTTTTATTATCGCCGGGAGGTAAAAGCGTTGTGAACTTTTCACCTTTCAGCACCTTGAATGGCGAAACGGAGATCGACTTAGTCGGAACACACGGCAAAGCCGAGATTTGGTTTGTCATCAAGTGCAAGGTTTCAGTTAGATTCATATACTGAATTTACTTGTCGTCACTTAGATGTATGTTAAACCGTTACGAACGGTCGGGAA